AAAAGCTATGCTTACTTCAAATAGGCCGTCCTTTAGATGTGCTCCAAGAGAAGACTCTGATAGAAAAGTAGCAAATGTAATGAGCGCATTACTTAGTTATATGTATGATATATCAGATGGAAGAACTGTAATAAGACAAGTTATAGACGATTACTATGTTATGGGCGTAGGGTATATTAATGTATATCAAGACCCTAAGAAAGATATGGGTAAAGGGGAAGTTTGTTTACACGATGTTGACCCACTTGATGTATATGTAGACCCTAATAGTAGAGACAGATTTTTTGATGATGCTGAAAATATTATAGTTTCTAGGTTATTTAGTAGAGAGCAAGCTAAAAAGATGTATCCTCAGTATGAGACAGAGATAGATAACGCTAATAGTGAGCAAGATTTTAATATGCCTGAAACTGGCAGAGATAATGAAAGTAAAGTATTTTTCCCAGAAGATGTAGGACTACTACATGAACAAAGTGAGTATGTTAGAGGTTATGAAAGATATTATAAACTAGAAGTTCAAAAAATAAGAACATATGAATCTTTTAATGGTAAAGAAGAATTATTAGATGAAGAAGAATTTAATCAGTATATTCAAAAGCCAGCTTGGATAATAGAAGGTCAAGTTATTACTGATGAGCAACAAGCTCAACAAATAGCATCTTTACTAATGGAAGAATACAAAGCTAAAGAAGAAGAGGCAAAGGCTATTGGTGAAAAAGAAATGATGAACCAAGGAGCTAGTATAGATGCAGATAGTCCCTCTACTGGAATTAACCCTCCTCAAATAGAGCAAGTAGATTATCAAGATTTAATTTTAAGAAAGTTAATTCAAATAGTTAAAATAAAAGTTACTAGAGTAAAGCAATGTATTGTAATTGGAGAAACTTTGTTATATTCTAGAATATTACCTATAGAGCACTATCCTATTATTCCTGTTTGTAATCTACATACTAGAACACCTTATCCTACTTCTGATGTAAGAATGGTAAAAGGATTACAAGAATATATAAACAAAACTCGTTCTTTAATAATAGCCCACGCTACTACAAGTACTAATACTAAAATATTAGTTCCTGAAGGTAGTGTAGATATGAAGGATTTTGAAGAAAAATGGGCTCAACCTGGTGTTGCTATACCTTATGACCCTACTGATGGCGCTCCAGTAACAGTACAACCTAGTCCTTTACCTAATGAATTATATGCTAATGAGACTACAGCTAAAAATGATATTGACCATCAATTAGGTTTATACGAAATGATGATGGGAAATTCATCAGCAGCTCCTCAAACTTATAAAGCAACTATATCTTTAGATGAATTTGGTCAGAGAAAAATTAAATCTAAACTAACAGATATAGAACAAGCTTTGGTAAGAGTAGGGCAAGTTGCGATACCTTTGATGCAACAACTCTATAGCACAGAAAAAACATTTAGACTTGTTAATCCAAACAATTCTATGAGTGAGTACGTTATAAATAAACGTCTTTATGATGATAAAACACAAGAATTAAAAGTATTTAATGATATTACTATAGGCAAATATGATGTTATAGTTGTAAGTGGAAGTACTTTACCTACTAATAGATATGCTGAACTTGAATTTTATATGGATGCATATTCAAAAGGTCTTGTTGATAGACAAGAGGTTCTTAAGAAGACAGAAATATTTGATATAGAAGGCGTAATGCAACGTACTGATGAAATACAAAAATTACAAAATATGTTACAGCAAGCTCAAGAACAAATTAAACAACTTAAAGGAGATTTACAAACTAGAGACAGAGAATCTGTAGGTTTACGTAAAAAAGTTGAAGTTGAAAAGTTCAAAGGTCAATTAGACCAAGTGTCTAATAAAACAAAGGCAGCTGGAACTTTATTTGAAAAAAGATTAGATGATAATTTAGCCACTGTTAAGCGTCAGATTTCTGATGCTAGCAAAAAAGAAGGCTCACCCTCTGGTGGCAAAGAGGCAGCTAAAAATAGGAAAAAATAAATGGACGCATTAGAGACTAACCAAAATACAGACACCCCTTCAAATGAGGGCTCTGGTCAATTATCGGTAGAAGAAGCGTTTTTCACAAGTGAAGAGCAAAATACGACAAATAACGAGATAGTTGGGACTCCTGAAGTTCAGGATACTCCTGCTGGAGATGGTGATAATTTAAATATTGAAAAAACTCAAAATGAAAATGATGAGAGAAGATATCAATATTGGCAATCTGAGGCTGATAAAGCTAAAAACGAGAATGCTCAATTAAAAGCACAAATTCAACAAGTTCAACAAATGCAGCAAGCACAACCTGCTCCTGCACAACAAGAAACTGTTGAAGAATTTCCTCCTCCTCCAACAAAGCCGAAACAGCCTATGGGATTTAACAGAGCTGAAGCTATGGAAGACCCTAATAGTGCTAGTGCTCAATACTTAAATGAGTTAGATGAATGGAGAGACAATACAGTAGAATATAATGCTTTAAAGAATGAATATCAAACTGCTCTTGTAAGAGAACGGTTAGAAGAACAAGAAAAAATTCGAGTTCAAGAAATTCAAAGACAACAAGCATATGCTCAACAAAATCAGCAAATGAACGAACTTTATCAAAGAGTTCAAGGTGAACATGGCCTTACTCCTGAAGAAGCTAGTGAATTTATTCAAACTATGTCTCAACCAGAAAGTCTAACTATGGATAATCTTGTCCAACTGTATAGGATGCATAAAGGTTCTGGGCAGACAGTACAAACACAACCGACTGGCCCTAGCGATACGTTTAATCAACAAGCTAGAGCACAGCAAGTTCCATCACCGATGGGTGTTTTACCTGCACAACAGAACGAATCTACAGCCTCTGCAGAGGACAATATTATGGATTCGATGATTAGTGATTACAAAAAAAGTAATCCTTGGTAAAATAACAATAAGTTCTACTCGAAGGTCTACGCGACAGCTGAGAGAGAATTAATTAGATTGGAGATTGAAAATGAGCACATTTTATAGTGGTCAAGCTGGTAATACAGCCACAGGCGTTTCAATTGACGATACTCGTAGAGTCTTTAATTTTGGAGACAGAGTTGCAGAGTTAGCTCCGCAACAGAGTCCGTTTTTTGTATACCTGTCTAAGGTTGCTAAGAAAGCTACAAATGACCCTGTATTTAAGTTCTTAGAACAACGTCACTCTTGGCAAAGACGTGATTTTAAAGTGGGTGAGGCATTTGACCCAGGAGCAGAAGCAGTTGGTACTGCTTTAGATGCTGCTGATGACTTACACATTGGGCAATATTATGATGAATACGGTAAAATATCATCTGTAACAAAAGCAATAAAAGCTATTGTTCCAGGTTGTATAATTGCTGTAGCTAATGATGATGGTAATGTTAGAAGATTTAAAGTAGCAGAAGACGCTACTGTTGAATCAAAATCTA